ATATAATCCTTTCGCATCTGATCAATATATCCTGCGAGTGTACCACCTTGTGCGATAAATCTCTGTGCATCAGCAACCTTAGTTTGTAGAGATTGATTTGTTGGAATGCCCATACTAGCAAACTCATCCATTGTCGCTCAGATCTGAGTTGCAGGATCATTGAGAGCTTGTTCTTGAGCAGTCTTCTCCATTTGTGTTTTGGCTTGTGCCTGGACAAATGGTAGAAGTGCAGCGTTCTTCGCCTGCTTCTGTTGTTGTGCTTCTTGCATTGTAGCAGTATTCTGCTTTATGAGCTCGCTTTGTATATTAAACTGTGTAGTGTACTTCCTTTGTAGGCTGTTGTACTGATCTGTGAGGTCTTCATTCCTTCTTGCTTTTTCAAGGGCGATTCGTGACGCACTTGCTCCGCTTCATGCGAGTTCTTTTTCTACGTCTTTATCGACTGCATCAAGAGCATCTTGTATAACATTCATCTCAGATTCTATTTTCTGAGCCTGTTCTTGAGCTTTTTGCACTTCTGGAGTGTAGATTTGAGCTTTTATCTCTTCTGGAGTCTGTACTTTATACATTTCATCCATAAAAGTTCCGAAAGTCTCTGCAAATTCCTTTCAGAATAGTTTTTCAAGATTGTTTACTTTTACTGCACTTCAGTCAGGAGCTTTTTCTGTAGAGAATAGATTTGTCTTGCTTCCGTTAACTATACGGAGGTTTTGCGCATCCTTTGCGAGTTTCGGATTCATCGCCATCATGTTTTCCCAAGTAGTAGACCCTTCTACTATATTCGCGCTGTCCATTTCCTTAGATAACTGCGCCGGTGTCATGCCTGCGAAGTTTTTTGCGTTCTGGTACTGTATGTTCGCTATTTTGTAGGCAGGAGTATTCTTTACTGATCCTGGAATATCTGCTTTGCTCGCAATAGCCGAGTACATATTCTGTATTGTCGGCTGTTTTGATGCGTAAAACGAGTCAAGAACGGCTCTTTCCTCTGGTGTTTTAGTTGCGTAGTTATATGCAGTATCAAAAGCGGTGCGATCACTAAAAAGGCTCGGATTTGTCTGAAAGCCTTCAGTTAGGTTAGCATTTATCTGAGCTTGTCTGTTATCTGCTGGCTTTTCTACTTTTGGTGTTGTTGTCGGTGTAGTTGTAGGAACTGGTACAGGAGCAACCGGAGCAGTCGGAGCTGCTGCCATAGGAACTTCTGGAGGAGTTGGTGTTGCAGGCGCAGGAGTTACCGGCGCAGGAGCAACTGGAGCTATAGTCGTTGGTGCAACTGGTGCTATAGGCTCAGTAGGAGTTGTAGGAGTAACAGGAGCAACTGGTGTAGGTGTTGCAGGCGTAAGATTTTCAATAAGCCTCTGACTTCCTCATTGCTGTGCTCTTGCGAGACGATTTGCATCAGAATTTATATCAGGAGTAGGCGTAACTGGTGCAGTCTGAGCAGGTGTTGCAGGAGTTACTGTCGGAGCTGGCGTTGCCGGTGTAACATCTCAGTACACTTGCTTTCTTGCAGATACTGGATCAAGTCCAGCACTTCGCAGTTTTATGAATTCGTCTCGCTTATTTGCCATCTTGCGTTTGGTTAGATTGTAATTCTATCTCGTCAACTTCTTTGTTGAATTGATCAAGCATTTCTTTTTCTATTGTGTCAACTTCTTCGTTGTAGATCTTCTCTAATTCTTCTTCTATTTCGTCTGCCTCATGTTCTATCGTTTCTATTATTTCCTCTTGCCTATCGACGAGTTTTGATAGGTTTTCGTCGAGTTTCTTTGACTTCTGTCGCAGAAGTTGCCGTGTTGTTACATTGTCTTCTTTCAGTTCATTTCTTGAGAATTTTATGTCTGAACAGATCTCGCCTTCCGCTTCATTTATTTTATCAATTATTTCTTCTTTTGCAATTTTATTATGAGAATCCGTCTCATTTGATTTATCAATTATTTCTTCTTTTGCCTTTTTTATTATCTCGCCTATTTTCCAGTAATCCGTTCTGTCTCAATATATAGGATAGGCTATATTTTGTACTGCTGCTTTTATTGAGTTATCTCAATAATGTAAAGTATTGTCAAAATCATTAAAATCTACTTGCCACACATATAATTGTCATTGATTAAAGTTATAATCATACTTATATATGCCGTCTGCTCATGTAGATTGCATTGTTCCAGTATGAACAGATCAACTGCTGTCATTTAATATGCTTATACTTGGTGTAAGTGTATTTATCTTAGATGGATATGTGGTGTAAATGTTCATATTATTCTTTAAATATTCTAATGACTATATCCTGCAAAGTTATACTTGTAGAAGAATTTGCTGTATTTAATATTTCTATATAGCAACCACCTCATCCAGTTCCTATAGTTGTTATCTCTGGGCTTACAACAAATGGGTCAGTCTCTGAGTTTACAAAGCTTGGAATCGCCCCCGAGAAAACTACACCAGTCTGAGCGCCTGGCACATCAGACATAATAAATGGAATAGTATATATAATTGAATTATCTGTATACCTTCTCAGCTGTACTAGGAATCGTGTTGTAACTCAGCTTGTTGTAGGTATATTAAATGTTCCTGTAATTCTGAATACATAAGGGCTGTAAGTATTACCGTAAGTGTATAGATTACTCGGGAATATAAATCTGTTGTTTGTTTCGTCTAGAAAGTATGTCTGAGTTACGTTGTATATGTTCTTATATACTGGCGCCACATTTGCACGCACAACCTCTCATGCTGTAGTGAAATTATTTAGTAGATTTACAGATTGTCATGCAGTAAGTGTGATATTCTGCGCGGTAAGTGACCATGCAACAGAAAATCTAGAAGGATCAAACTTTATTTGCCTTGGTATCTCTGTATTTATTTTTGAGCTACTCCATGTTTTGTCTGTTACAGTTGTAGCATCGTTTATGAGACCTGTAGGATCTCCAGGTATTCATTGAGGTCATACGAAGTCAAAGACATCTCAAGCCTCGTCTTTATACTTAGGAGCTCCGTCATCATCAGCAAAGAATATTACCTTTCATGTATTAGCGTTTGGGATTTCTGTATCCGCTCTTTTTTTAAGTTGTATCATATTAAGAAAATTTAATTGATTCTATAAGCATTCATTCCGTGTCCAACATTCAGTCATTTATAATCATGGTTATGTATGGAGTTGGATATTTTTCTTGTACTGTGTATGTTTTTCACTCCGGGATAATGTATGGAGCGTAGGTGTTCTTATTGTATAAGGTCTGCATATTTTAGTAAATCTTAAAAAAGAATCAGAGGATAGGACGATCAGAGGCACTTGTTGCGAACTGAAACTTTATAGTCATTTCCGTAGTTCAGGAGTTTATGAAAGTAACATCTGGATTGGTGCTATTCAGCGTGAGAGTTGTTCCTTTCAAGTACCTTTTAGATCCGGTATTGTTAACGTAGAGGTTTTGGGTAGAAGAGTTGAAGCTTGCGGATACTTCTACAATCTGTCCGGGGAGTACAACAAATGTATTAGAATTTGGGGGCTCTATTGATGACTGCTTGGTTATCTTCGCTGTTGTGCTACCGAGTCCTACAATTATCTCCTGTGAGTAAGTTACTTCACGATCTCCATTCAATCCTATCAAGTTTAGGTCTCGTGTAGTGCCGTCTCCTGTTGCTCCAGAAGTAGAGAAGATATCCATTGCAAAATACTGATGCTTTGGTTTGTTTTTCAGCAGCTCATAATCGTCTGGTCATTTATTCAGTCATGCGATTGGCTCAAAGCTTGGCTTGAACTCTGGAGCTTGTGTATTAGGGTATTCTTTCATAATTATAAGTATATTTCAGCATCCTTACTAAAGTTTCCTCAAATCATTATGTCCTGGTATACTTTAGGTGAGTATTGATTTAGACTACTTCCGTCTGGATCTCATCAGTTTAGGATTATTTTGAAGCGTGCATACTGCCAATCAGGGTTTTCGCTAGCAAGTGCGGTTAATATCTCCTGTTGGTCTATACGACACCGCATTGTTGCATTAGATAGCGTGTTGAGTGTTTTTAGGTTAATGTAAGTCGCTGTATTGTTAAGCTCCATGAGATTAGTCTGGATCTGTACTTGTATACTAGCTCCTGTCTTTCAGGTTTTTAGCTCGTAAGCGAATTCAATTACAGATAGATTCTTTTCCGCCCATAATACACCGGCATCATACGGCATTGTTATGATCTCTCCAGTAGTTGGTACGCGTGTTGCTAGTGTAACTATGCTTGTACTTCCTCCACTTGTTGTTGTAGTTGCCACGATTCAGTTGAGCGCGCTCATTCACACCGAGTGTGTAGAGTACGGGATAAAAGCATCAGGAAATCCAGGTATACTAGTTCAGTACCTGTACATTTCCGCGTTGTCTATCATGTACAAGAATTCATCGCGATAGATTGAACACTTAACACTTGAGGAGAAGTTGTGTCTCTTTATTTTTTTACTATCCACTCCGCTTGTCTGGTACAGTCCTATATTAGACACCCAGTACATTTTACCACCACTTCCCGCCATATCGTAAAGTGTTACGTCTTCCTTAGTATGAGCGTATTGTATGTTGTATGATGATCCATTGTAAGCGCACTGATAAATAACGGCATCTGGTCAATACTGAGCGAAAACATACAGTAGATCGTTGTAAAAGTATAGTTTCTTTACTGCTGTTCAATATGGTATTGTAGAAAGTGCCGTAGAAATCACTCACGAGTTGTCTATTTGGTAGAGTTTATTGCCAATAGCGAATACAAGCGTATTTGTAGCCTGTGTTACTGCTGTTACTGCTCATCAAGCGTGTGCAGTTGTTGCTTCCTTTGTGGCAAGGTCTGAGGTCATTCTGTACACGTTTGTTCAGTCGAATACATATACCTTCATTACTGAGGAAGTATTGTACAGGAAGCCCGCATTATAATAGGAAGATCCTGATATTACCGAAGTCCTATTTGTGCTATTATAGTAGACCTCATTTCATCATACATAGACTGTTGCAGATCACGGGAGAGTAACAATCTCCAGTATATTGGCAGTAGTTGAGAGTGTGTTTATACTTGTTATCCTGTCCGAGAGCTGTAAGTATCGAGGATTTGATACCGGGTCGATATTATACGAAGAAAGATACTTGTCTCCTGATGGGATAAAAGTATCGTCTGTCTGTCAATTGTAGAACTTCGAGAATGTGTGCTTCCATAGTTTTGCCATTATGATAGGTTTACTTTAAATCAAGCGGGCATTTGCCGTATTCTAGCGCCTCTTTGACGAGTGTTTAGCATATTCAGCATACCTGGTATCTTTACGCCTTCTTTATTCACTCCACCGAATAATTCTACCATGAATTTCTGTTTTGCCTGTTCTGCATCTGCAGATAGTTGTCGTCTTTCATAAGTGGGTGATACTTTTTATGAATCTTTCCATTAAATACGTCTGTCTCAGCTGTACTTGCTGTCAGATCAATCAAATTCTGTATTACATACATTTTAATGTCTCCTATAGTCGTTGCAGTAGGAACTGGGAAGATCATAACTGAATTGTCCTGTATCGTGTATATAGGGGCTGTTGTTGGCTGATTTGCCTCATACCATGATACATCCTTATCAAGAGAGTTTACGTCTACCTTTGATGCTTTTGTATATCAATTTCCATAATCAATAGAAATCCCGAGAGTCTTATTGACTCAATCGAGATTTCCTGATAAATTTGTAGGTATTGTGTACTCCTTTTGTCATACTACCGTTGTATCTGTGATAAACTCATTATAAAAGTAGCTTTCTCAAACTACTTCTGTTATTGAATCCTCTATGAAGTGGTAACTCTTATTGAGATCAATAAGAGTCGATGCTTCAGGATAGTTTGTTGCGGTTGTACCGGTAAAAGTGCGGAGTTCACTTATTAGAGTTGCTCAGTTCATTCTGATGAAAGGTTAATAACTGGTTTTGCTTCCATATTATGCTCTGTTACTGTCTGAATCTGTACATTATCAGTGAAGATATTTACAACAGAGTTATCATCGTACTCATCTCATCCGTAATATGTAGTTCCTCTCCCGAGCGGGACACTAATTACCTTTTCTCCTGAATTCAATAGAGCAAGAAACTCCTCTTTTGTAAGATCGGACATATATTCTCCTACTGAAGTCTTTATTTTGATCATTTTCATAGCTTGGAAAGGTTATAGTTTAGGTTTACGAGTAATATTTCTAGGCTTTATAAGCGGAACGTCTACCGGATCTGCTTCTCCTGATACCTTTTCTCCATCAAGGGTTTCATAGGCTGAAATTTCCCCTTTTTTAATCATCCCTTCTGCAATTTCAAGAGTTGTTTCTATCTCTATTCATGCACGGTTTACGATTTTTACTATCATAATGTTTTTGTTAAGAATAAACTCACAAACTCCCCGAAGGGAATCTGTAGAGCTTACGCCTGTGTAACAAGAGAGAAGACACATGATGTCTTTGTCCCCTTATTGAGGTAAAGCGAACCACTACCAGTAGCAACGTTTGTATCAATAAAGAGTGCAGACTTTGCGTATCCAGTTGTAGTATCAGTTGGTACAGTTGTACCAGAAACGAAGAGTTTGTCTCCGTTCTCATCTCGAAGGTATACTACTTCTGTAGATGATTTGTCGAATGGAAGTGCCATAGGAGTGTAAAGTTAAGAATTAGTCAGAAATCTTGAGGGACATAAGACGCTCAGCACCTTCAGTAAATACCTTAGCACCGAATCGAGATACAGCCTTCATAGAGTTGTTCCAGTTGTTTGCCTGAGTCTCGTGACCAACAAATGTAATCTGTGGCTTAGTGATTGCAGCAAAACAAATAGGCTTTCCTTGTCCAGCAAGTCCCCATCGAGAAGTTGCAAGAACGAGGTTGTTTGACCAGTAGATCTTAAGATTATCCACCATACCGACAGTTCCTCCAGTTACTACCTTATCTCCCATCTCTGTGTCTCGAACGAGTTCAGGAGCGTTGAGAAGGAGTCTCTTTCGCTTAGGATCGAGGATTACCCAACGGTTTGAATCTGGAAGGTTTGCCTGATCCATCTTCATTGCGATTCCAGTAAGGAAATCGTAAATATTAGACTTAGAAAGGATTACTGAGTTAGTTGATCCACCGTTTGAAGCGGTTGTCATGTCTCCATCAGTAAACGTGATCCCTGCATTTACATATTGAGCCATGATAGCATCATCGTAAGCGGAAGCAAACGCCTCTGTAGAATCCTGAATAACCTGAGAGTCTGGAGATACTGCAGTAATCTTATAATCTTCCTCTGAAACACGAACTGAGAACGCCTTTCGGGTAGTTGGAGTAAATGTTTCATCAGACTGAGTGATATCTTGCTGTGGTACTTCATCGTAAGAAGAAGCGAGGTCAGAAAGAGTGATCTTAGCTTGACGTGGGAAGTGAACAGTATCGACTTTGTTGAAGTTTCCTTCGAATTTTGTGTCAGCAATATATTTACCGACAAAGGCTTCACGGAGCTGGCTCTGAAGAACCGAGCTGTAGTATTCACCCTTAATCATAGTGTTAGCCATGTTTTGAATAGTTTAGTGTTAAAGTTGCTTTAACACATATTCGATGACTATTTAAAGACTACACCACCTTTCGCATTAGTAGACTTTGTATTGTACTCTGTCTGCTCTTTAGCGGAGAGTTTATCATACTTATCTATAGATATAGGAGAGAATCAAGCAGTGCTTGTGTTTCCTCCTTCTACCGGAGATCTTGAATAAACCTTTCTATTTTCTTCTATTTCAGCATCTCCAGATAATACGGCAAATGCCCTTTCTCTATCAAGCTTTCATTTAGAAGCAGTGACCATAGCTTCGATTTCATCACGGAGCTCTTTTGCTTGAGCATTGCTCTTATAAAAGTCTCTCTTTTCAAGAAGTGCATCAAGTGCGTCTTCTGAAAGGCTTGCTGTATCAGTAGTCTCAGGAGTTTTCTTTATCCCCTTTTCAAGCATAGCAATTTTCTTGTTAGCTTTTTTTAGAGATTCAGAATCCTTTTGCCACTTTTTAGCTTGCTCGTAAGTGATTTCATCATCAGAGGTTGTGTCCTCCTCTTGGTTGTCTTCCACATCAGTTGCAACATCAGTTTGGACTTCCGTGTCGAGTTCTTCGACGTTTTCGTTTTGTGACATACGAATAAATGTTAAGAAGTAATTTTGAAGGGATTGCTTTAAACCCTAAAATCAGTTTTGGTAAGTCTGATAAACTCTATTCTCTAGTATATGATAACTTGTCTCATTATCAAGTTTTTTTCTATACTAGAGTGTAGAATCTACAACTTGCTTTTTGATTCACTCATTTTACCTGCCTGCACCTTGCTATGCGGGATCTGCAATAACTCATTCCAGAATTTCGCACGATTTGCATTTTCTATATCCGCCTTATCGATTCAAAGAGTGAGTGAGTCCGAAGCCTTTTCTTTGCACCTGGTAATCTCAGATTTTATATATGCCTCGAAAGTGAGATATTCTTCGTTAGAGAGTAGTTTTTTAAATTGTGATATTTCCATTATCTTTGGTTAGATGTTACTTGTGATCATTGTAGCATATTAGAAGTCATCATTGCAGAGTTTGCACTTGCTCCTGCTTGTTCTGCTCATACTTCTCATGCTACACCGTTCATTTCCTTTTCATTGAGCCTTATTGCCTCATATCGTGCCTTTATTGCCTTGTCCTTTAAATCAGAAGGATCTGCAGTAACAAATAGATTTATATAGACTTGGTGGTCATCATCCATAGAGTCTATCTTTGCTCCTGCTTCCATTCACTCATTGATCATAGCAAGTTTTATTTCTGCGCCTATTTCATCTCCTGTCTTGCTTATCATTTCTGAGATCTGGTTGTCTGAGAAGTCCGCAAGTTCTGCCCACATTCTGTAGTACTTTCGCTTCTCTCATTCGCTCTTTGCTCCTGCAATTAGCCCTTGTAGAATAACAGCTTTCTCTGCCTTGTTGCTTTTATCCTGAGAGATTTTGCTTGATGACTGTATTTCAAGAGAAAGCATTTCCTTTCATACAAATTCGTCTTTCTTGAATACGAAGAACTCACGAGTGACTCATTCGGAAAGGCTAATATCTTTCACTTCAGCACTCTTCATATTAGCGAGATATTGCCGATACCAAAGGTTTTTCATTTGGAATTCAGTTCCCCACATCATGACATCTTCCTCAAGTTGGAATTGGATATTTGCGTTCTTTTGCGCCATCTCCTGCTCTCCGAGAGTTTTATTAGAGTCAGACAGTACTCATTGTTGAGTTGACTCAGCTCCGAGCTGTTCTGTTCCGTTTCTTTTAAGGAGAGCGATCATTTCACTAGGGATTCCGTTTGTCTGCTCACGAGGAACTTCTAGTATAATATCATTGAGGCTTTTTGCTGTGTCCTTGATTGGGATATCCTTTCCTTCGATTGTTGGAGTATTGAGAGAATCCGGATCCTCAAGTTCTCCAGCTCTTATAAGACGATCTCCGCCGAACGTATTGCGATACGCCATAGCAAGATAGAGATTGTACATCCTTGAAAGGATAGATTGAGTATCTGCAAGAAGATCTACAAGAGATATACCAAGAGGGAATCCAGTTACATAGAGAGCATACTGAAGCATTACAGGAAAAGGAACGAGTGTTTCATCTGCCTTCTCTTCTTTTGTTACAGGATTGAGGTATTTTAGGTCGTGTAGGACAGTTCTATCTGCATTTGTAACAGCAATATACTTCTTCCCTTCATACATAAATCCATGAACATATGTCTCATACTCGCGGTTTGGCGTGTCGTCTTCGAGTTGTGAGTCTTTATTAGTTGCTGCATCTTCTGCGCTCTGGTTGAGAGTAATGGTTCTAGGAGAAGCGCTGTCAATATTAGAATATCCAAGCTTCTTCATTTGCCATTTCTGAAGATACACTTCAGTAAATCAAAACCATCTATGGGTATGTATTGTTGGTCATCCGTTAGGATCTGGAATCCATGAGAGAGGATTGATAACTTTAATTGACGGACAAACTGTGATAATGTTGAAATTACCGCTTGTCTGGATTCCAACACCTACCTTGTCGATATTTTCTAGAGTGAGATAGTCTATCTGATCCATTCACATTTCTTTTCTATCGTATCTCCATACTCTGTTCGCGTTCTTCGCTCGCTCTGTATCTCAAGCACGTCTTCGTATCCATTCAGCTTTTACCTTATTGGCTCATCGAATAGCCATTTTCATACGGAAAGCCTGAAAGACAGTACGAACATTTATCTTGTTCTCATCACGACTTGCAGAAAAGAAGATCTCTTTATCTTGTCGCTTCTGCTCTCTTACTTGCTCTACTGCATTATATCAAACAAGGTATTCTTGTTCTATCTGCTTTAGTATTGAATCCTCCGACATTCAATATAGTTTCATTGTATCTTATTAGTTAAGAAAATTATATGAGAATTACTCTCATAATCAAATTTATTTATATGAGACTGTTTGCACTTCTTACTGAAGTCCTATAGGTAGAGGATAGATTCGCGGATTGCATTATTGAACAGGCAGACGACAATGAGTCGATAATATCGTCATGTTTTCAATTTGGGAACTTTAACAGCTCAAGTTCTAATTCATTTATTTTGTTTCCTCTGATATGTATTATTGAGTGATTCCCATATAAGGGCTGTAGGATAGACCGAATACGAGCCTCTTTTTCTCATCTTGGATTGACTTCCTCAAGCGTAAATGAGAAATCCCGTTTCCTCATCTCATCTCTGATAGAAAGAGCAAGCATTTTTTGGTATTGTACAACCTCTATACCGAATTTATATGATTGCCCCTTGCTTTTCCAGAATCTCGCGGTTTCGAACACTTCATCTATTATTTCATTTGGCACCGCCTTTATCTGCTTTACTTCCAGAACATAGCGTAGATTTGATTGCAGATCATGTCATACAGTCACAAGGGCCGAGAAGTCTCATTCCTGTTTTGTAGATATTGCAGGGTCGAGAAAAGACACTATCTTCATTCTCTGGATAATATTCTGAATATTTCACATTTCTTCATGTCGGAAATATTCTTTCTTGAAATCTCATCAGCTATCAATAAATGGCTCTTGCTGATACTGAGAAGAAAAGAAATAGTTTCATATATTTGTCCGCATTTCTTCAAGGAAAGGTACAGGAAAACGAGAAGGCCAGAAGCTTTCTCAATCATCAGAAATAGCCGGGATTTTCACTATCTCCCAGTCGTTTTCTTTCTCTAGAATATAACCAACAAGATCGTCCTCTCTCCATCTCTGCATAATGAGGCAGATTCCCGCATCACTATTATGTCTTCGAGACAAGAAGGTAGAATCATACCACTCTTCAACTCTTTTACGAATAGTATCACTCTCAGCATCTTGTCGAGTTGCGTATGGATCGTCTATAATGAGCCTATGTCATCATTTACCTGTAATTCCTCATCCAACTCAATAGATCATGAGCTTGTTTCAGTTTGTCATGCCCCAATCAGATATTGCTCAATTGTCTCACTTAACTCTATCGTTGAATAGAGCTTTATACTCTACCGAATTCACTCTATCCCGGATATTGCGAGAGAACGATTCCAAGAGAGAAATAGAGTGTCCTGTATAGAGTATCTCTGTATTTTGCATTGTTCCAAATGCCCACGCTATAGCCTCTTGGATCATTCGAGACTTTCAAGAACGTGGAGGAGTTTGTAGTATAAGCTTCTTTGTTTCTCACTTCATGAATCTTTGTAGAGCATCGGCAATTATTTCATGATGGTTGTTTATCTCGAAGAATTTATCACTAAACACGCAAAAGCTCAGAAGATTCTTCCGAGCCATATTCACCGCAAATGCCTTTTGTTCTTCTGTCATTATAATTCAGTTATTCAATAAAGTTTTGCGTTTATTTCTTTAAATTCCTGAGATAGATTATATGATATAGTCTCGGATTTAACTCATATAAATGGATTAAGAAAAAACTCTTTTCATATTTCTTTAATAACTCATTTTTCTATTAGTCTTTTCTTTAATGCATAGAAAGCCTGATTGCTTATTCATATCTTATCTCTAAAACGAATTATATTTATTTCGTTATCATATCATAGTACAGACGATATATATGCTATGTATTTATAATCATCTCATACTTTGTCTGCTATGATGTCTTGTGATAAAAATAGTTTCATAAAGTGCCTTTTAGATTTAAAGTTTCATAATCATTTTGATGATACTGCTGTTAGTAATAGTTCTCAATCTTCTCATTCTATGTATACTTTCTCATTATCTGATACTTTAATGCTCTTGATATATTTCCGATTCTCCATATAATGTCTGTGTTCTTACAAATAAAAGGAGTAACCAGCTCCTTTTTTATTATATGATAATTATTCTTAATATCAAGCTAGATTTCTATTTTTATCAAGTCAGGTTGCTATTTATATAAAGTCACAGTTTATCTATCAATCCATTCTTTTCAGCACTACAATCATTAAAAGTAGTGTTTTTATTTTTTCTCTCCTCTATCTATCTATACCTGATATTTTATAAGTTATCAATAGAACAAAAGCTAATCGCTTTATCACTTCGTGATGGTGTTTTACTTTAATGCCTGATTTGCTATCTTTTTCATCTGCTCTTGTGATAGCTCAGGAAATGAGTGTTCTGTCCTTTGCTCAATCTCTTGTTTATCAACCCATTTATAATTGTTCTTCAAGTGAAATATAGTTGCAGTAGGATTTAATTTGTTTGTCATAGCTCATTTAATAGCTCTACTCTCAAGAATATCTTTTATAGTGCACGAAGTTTCGCAAACAATATCGTCATCTTTATGCTTGTTTACCCATTCGTGAAATCTACTTCGTGAATAATCTTTCTCTAAAAATAGCTCTCAAATATAAATAATATCTTCATCCGCTTTTAATGCTGACAGAAGTGACTTGAGTTCTTCTTGTATGAACTCTAATGTGTATTCTTTACCTTGTGCCATATTTTAATATTTATTATCTTCTCCCTTAGAGTAACCAATCATATATCCAATAAAGAATATAAGACATATTACTAGAATTGTCAGAATTGTAAATAGTATTATTGGTATCATAGTTAGTCAAATAGTTTATCGCGTATTTCATCCTTTTGTTCTTCGCTTAGATTGTCCCAGTGATTGTTTTTTAAAACCATATCATTAAATAGTTATCCTTCATTTGTTTTTTCATTGTATTCATATTTTATATTGCTTTTATTTTCAACATTTCCTTGTTTCATTAAATCTCTAATTCATTTGGCCTGTTTTTCATCTATAGCAATAGATACTGACTTTCATTGCTTGCCTATTCTTAGGATATGATCAAATGTTGTATCGCTTTCTTTAACTGCAATATAGTATAATCATAGATGATCTGCTAGAAAATTTACTAGCTCAGGGGTTATTGTTATTGTGTCTTTCATGCTTAGTTATTAAGTCATTCTATTTTTATTTCTCATAAAGCCATATTAAGAGCTACATAGTCATTGTCAATCCAAATAGGATACTTGCTGTGTAAGTCAATAGGATTCATGAGGATCTCGTTTACTTTCTTGTGAAAAGTAAATCTGCTCCACTCTGCTTCTCTTCCAGGCTCTCTGTTAGAGTGAGTTATAGAGACTTGTCATTTCTCTGCAGGGATAGCTATCACTATCTCGAAGTTTTTGTTTGCTCTGAGTATCATATTATTTTGTTTACTTGTTCTATGTTCTCCTTTGTAGGACGGATATTCAAGCCTTTATAGATCATATTAATTAGTTTGTTAATTGACTACTATCAATAGTATCAGTATTTCAACATACACAAATTATTTGTACTGAGGCTTTATTTCGATCAGGATTAGTGTTTACTAATTTTCAATCTACTTCTTCATATCTAGGAGGATAGTACACAGTTGTAGATATTGCTCAAGTAGTGAAGTTTGTTACTCAACATTTTGGACATTTATACATATAGAATAGTTAGTATTGGAATCAGTTTACATTCTCCAAGCTCTTTATTCTTGCTTCAAGCTCCATAAACTTAGCTGCTATCTGCATATGGTTTAGTATGTCGAGGTTGTTGTCTACTGCGTATTGCTTTATTGTAGATTCTGTAAATGTTGTTTTTATGTCAGACATAGGTTATTTGTTATGATATAGAATTCCAAGCCACTCCTGATAATCTATTTATTTCGTTCAATGCTTTTTCTAAATTATCTTGTAATTCTTCTTTTGTCATGTCTTCTATGTTTTTTCAGTAAAGTATTCAGTATTTCATAGATTAGTTAGTGAGGAAAGTATTTCTTGTACTCGTTTCATGTTAGCTGTCTTGAGTTCTTCGAGAGTTTCTGTAGTGATAGTAGGATACGATATGTACGCTACATTCTCTCAGCTTATAGCCTCGGGATGATATATGCAGGACTTCACTCAATCAGAGTGTTGTATGAGAGTTATTCTGTGCATATTTTTATCTTAATTCATGCTGATCAAATTCATTCATTATAGCGAGATACGAGATCTTGTATCTCTTTCATCGCCATCATTGTTTCAGGTATTGTGCGCATATTATAAAAGTTATTTTTTAATCTTTAGGTATCAGTTCTTTGCTTCCATTTCTCCAGTAGATAAATAGTCATGAAGCCATAGCATATATCGGATTGATACTTTCTCTTTATTATTAGTCTTATTACTATTTTGTAGTTTTATAAGACATTTTCTAATTATCTTTTGCTGCTTTCCTGTTGTTTTTAGAATAAGTTTTTTATTTATCATATTTTATGTATTTTCAGAAGTAAACATTCAATTTTTAAAAATCATTGCTTCCAGATTCAAATAAGAAACTGCTTGTGCGAGATCAGATACTCTTTTGGGAATCTTATAATCTTCTAGTAATTCTTTTATTATAAGCATATACTTTTCTTTTTCCTCTTCTGTTGTTGCCTTATAAATTTCTACTACTTGATTATCTGTAAGAAAATCATCTTTAATTAGATTTGATTCATCGAGAAGTTCTAGTATTGATTGCATGGATACAGTAT